ATGCTTCTTGAAATATAATCTTTACAAGTGCATCATCCTTATACTTTTCAACATCCCCAGTATCATTAATATCCTGTAGGATTTTATCTATAAATTTTTGAGCCATAATTAAAAGTCCTCAATCTCCTCTAATAATAAATTACAGCGATTCTCCATCAAGTAATTATACAGTGACATCTTATCGCCATTCGCTTTATTATTTAGGTATTCATCTGAGATCGCTTTTTTATATTCTTCTGGTATATGCGATAAGGATATACAAGTTTCATTACGATCCCATCGTTCTCTTTCTTCGTCAGTTCTACATGCTGCTTTTCCAAAAGCATAGAACTCCTCTAGTATTTTCTTGGTGACAGGTTTCTGCCTTACACCATCCTGATGGAATATATCATCAGGGGAAAATATATTTGGTACACCATCACCAGTGTCACCTTTTACTATGTGCATAGTAGTAAACTCTTTAACAGTTTCTCCTTTATCAACTGTAACAAACTTCTTCTGCATAGGAGAGAACTGTTTTACATTGTCAAATTTTTGAAGCTGTTTAAAATCTTTATCACTTGACACTATCATTACAGGTTCGTGATTACCAAACTCATTAGTATGTTCACATAATACACCTATAACATCATCAGCTTCACATCTTTCTATACGCATAACTTTGTAAGGAGAGTGCTCAGCAATCTCATCTCTTACTTTACTCATTATGGTAAATAGAACATCCCATGGCATATCATCCTGTTCACGAGATCCTGCTCTTTTAGATTTATAGTAAGGATGATAATCTTTTCTCCAGTAATTATAACTATCGCAACATACTACAACATCTCCATAATCTTTACCAAATCTTTTCTTATACATTTTAAGACTTGATAAAATACAGTGACGAATAATATCTTCAGCACCTTTGCTGTCACCTGTCATCTCTGCTTGTATCAAGTCTTGTTTAAAAGACATGATGTTAGATATTGCTACTTGGCTATAATCAATTAATATCATGGAAAAATTCTTTTTACAGGTGGGTTGTTTGTTCTACTAGTTCCTGGATAATAAAATGAAAGCATCCTTTCATATCTGAAAGACCTCCATTTAACTTTCTCAGTATCAAAGACAACAAACAAGTTGTTATCGTTTCCCCTAGAAACTTCCAACCTTTCATCATGGGTTTCTCGACCAGTTCCAGGTATATTCTCTTCAGGGATAAATCTAATATTAGTAGTACATTTCATTTCCCTTTCAGTATCGTCAGCTTTTTTAAACTTAACAGTACAAATAGACTCGCCTAGTTGTTGACGCATTTGAGTTTTCATAGCTTCATCAAACTTTCGGTCCTCATAATTATCACTCATATTGTTCCTCTCATTATAAAGTTAATCGATAAGGCATAACATTTTCTACCCATTCTCCGCAAACATATAATGTAGGACTCATATCCTTGGCAAGTTCTTGAGCTTCTTCTAAATCCCAACAATCAATATCGGGACCAGCAAAAGTCTTACGAGAGCCATCATTTAGTTTTACATCGTATTGAGTTAAAAATATTGCCATAGTTATATTCTAATTATAAAAAACTTAAAAGTAAAGGGGAGTGATACTGATGACCGACTCCCCTTTATAATCATATCAGGACGAAATGATTACGCACCAATAAGTGCTCTATATCCAGCAGCAACTACTGCCCTTGTAGGAGTACCTAGACGATACTTCTTATAGGTCTGTCCAACAGAATTAGTTCTGTTGTTTAGATAGATCGCAAAACCTTTCAATTTCAAGTTTTGCACGACAGCATAAGGATTCGCAATACCGAATCTAGATGCTATTTGGTTAGCAGTGAATTCACTACCATTTTGCAAAGCACGAAGCAACTTAGCTTCTTGCGTCATTTTATTAGCCATATATCCTCCTTAGATATTTGTGGTTAATCTGTCACTTTTGACAGTATTATCATTCTACCCTAAAAAAAGTTAAAAGTAAAGAAAAATCGTAAAAAAGTTAAAAATAAGGAAAAAAGAGCATAATCTATGGAAAACGGACTCCATATATCCTCACTGAGACGCAAACAGGCATGCCCCTATGGTATTATACCCCCCTGAATACGCATGCGTCCAGTGGTCCTTAAAATACTCTCTTATTTGATTTGGCTTGATTTTACCCTGTTTTTAAGGGTTTTAGATACTATTTGGGACAGTTTTCCATTTTCCGTCCTTGACATCGAAATAAAACTCCTCACACTGATGTGACCAGAAGTCAACCTCATATTCAGTTTCATTATAAGTCACTACATAGTTGCCCAGTTCATTCTTTTGGAATGGAAGTGGGTGGACATCTATTTTATTCTTTAGATAATACGAACAAGTTATCTGTGAGTCAAAGGGGATGCTCAGGTTTGAATGGAAATTCTCACCAGAAGTTGTATATGCTGTAAGCACAATATAGAATAATGTTTCTAACATGGTTCGTAAATTGTTATGAGTTCTTCTTTGCCCTTGACTTTGATTTTGTCAAGTTCTTTAGACTTAATACTATTTAGGCAATCTTTGGTATATTGTGAGTATAGTGTATGACAATTTTTATAGTTTCTAGTTTGTGCTTCTAATCTCGCAGCAAGGTTTACTGCATCACCTATGACTGAATAATCAAATCTCATTTCACTTCCCATATTACCTACGATACATGTTCCAGTATTTACACCTGAACCAATATTAATCTCAGGTAATCCTGCTTCTTTATATTCTTTCTTTAGCTTCTCAGTTTCTTCAGCACATTCAATACTTGTTTTGACTGCTAACTCTGCATGATTATCGCAATCAAGTGGAGCATTCCAGAAAGCCATAATACAATCGCCCATGTATTTATCTACGCAACCACCATTGGTCAATACGATCTTAGTCATTCTATTTAAGTAATCATTAATTAATTCTACCAATCCTTCTGGGTCGTCTTTGTTTTTAAAATATTCAGAGATAGGTGTAAAGCCAACTATATCCATAAACAAGAAACTCATCTCTCTTTTCTCACCACCTAGTTTTAATTTACTAGGATCTTTTTGTAGGATAGCAACTTGTCTAGGATCTAGATATCTTTCAAACTGTTTTCTTATTTGTTGTTTTAAATTAAACTCTAGAATAAATCTAGTAAAGGTTGCGTGGAATCCTACTAAGAATATTGTTATAACAAACCAAGATACATCTATTAACCAACCATACCAAGTAAATGCGAAGTATGCTTTTGCTATCGCTGCACCTACTAAGACAGCCAAGTAAACTGCGAGCCAAGCATATGGTAAAAATCTAACAGCGATAATAGTTATAAGTGCCCACAATATTACTGCTATCATTTCAACTAGTGGCAAGTAATCTACTCTAGTTATTTGTTCTCCTGATAAAACAGTTTGTAATGTAGAAGCAGTTATATAATGTGAGTACTGTTCTCCTCTAGGAGTTGCTATGATATTTGATATACCAGCAGCAGTTGGCGATACGATTACAGTTTTACCAAATAATAATAAATCATTTACTCCTTCTTCTACATCTATCATTGACATGGTATGATATTCTTTATCATGTCTCAACCATATTCTAGCATTCGCATCAGTTTCAATAGTAGCGAATCCTGGAACTCTCATAGCTTGTATGCCACCCTCACCAGCTTTTACCTGATACGATGGATCTCCTGTTGCTACTCTAATAACTTCTATGGCTATGCTAGGATATACATCTTCACCTATTCTCATAAGTAAAGGCACTCTACGAACAACACCATCTAGTTCGGGAGCAGTATTTACAACACCAACTCCATTTGCTGCCTGACCAAGTTGTGGTATTGGTCCAAGCATCCCACCCCATTCAAACAAGTATGGTAATGGATCTCCTATTTTAGCAACACCTCTAGGCACACCATTCTTATTAATATCATTAGTTCCTAACTGTGCTATAACAGTTCCTGCTTTTAATGTTGCTTCAAATACCCAGTCGCCATCTTCTCTATCTTCTTCTGAGAATAATATTGGGAATACTATTACACCTGCTCCAGCATCTCTTAACTTTTCTATAAGGAATGAATAATGAACACGACTGAAAGGATATTGACCTTTTACATCTAATGTAGCTTCGTCTATCTCAACTATAACTATATCTTCTGAGAATGTTTGTTCTTCAGACGCAAGTAAGAAGTCAAAAGATTTTAACTTTATTATTTCTTTGAAGTCAGGATTTGAGAATCCTATGATTGCCAGAATGGCAAGTGTGAATAAACTACTTGTCCAGTGGGTCAGAATATTTTTTATCATACCAATCTTCTATCGCCTTTTTTATACTTTCTTCTGCTAGTACTGAACAGTGTAATTTAATTGCTGGTAATTCCAATGCTTCAGCTATATCTTTGTCTTTTATATTTTTGGCTTCCTCAATAGTTTTGCCTTTTAACATTTCAACAAACATAGTAGAAGATGCGATAGCAGAACCACATCCATATGTTTTAAACTTGACATCAGTAATCTTAGCTTTATCTGGATCGTTGGCTCGGTCAAGTTTTAGTTGGAGTTTCATTACATCTCCGCAGGATGGAGCACCTACCATACCTGTAGCCACATCGTGGTCTTTCGGATTGAATCTACCAACCGAATGTTTTTGTGGATTGCGTAGAACAGACTCGAATCTTTCTACGACTTTGTCGCTATATGCCACTCTATATATTTAGTTCTGTGTTGTGGATAATGTACAGCCACCTGACTGTCCACATATTCCTTCTACTGTATAATGCTGACCTGTCCCACTGTTTTGAGTTAAATCAAAATCGTATGAATAACCAGATAAATCTATTCTTGCTCCATGACTACCACTACCATCTTGAGTAATATCTACATCATGAGCATAGTTTCCTGTATCTAATAATACATCAAGGAAATGGTCACCAGTACCATACTGGAATATATCCACATCATTGCTATTATTATTTATATCAAGAAATAAAGTCTTTGCTCCATTATTCTTTTGATATGCTAATACATTATTGCTACTAGCATCTATATCAATATACATAAAATGTTTAGCATTAGAATTACCATCATTATTTTGTGTTAAGTTCATCGTATTACTATTGCCATCTATATCAAACCATAATCTATGACCACCAGTATCATTTGCGTTTTCTCCTTGTGCTACATTTACAGTATTAGAGTTTCCAGTAATATCAAAAGCCAAACCATTATTACCACTACTTCCTGATGTTAAAATATTTCCTTGATTAAATGATAGAGTATTACTATCTCCAGAAACTTGTGCGTTGTCTGACCAATTAGTTCCTACAATAAAATTATTATTACCAGCTTGTCTAACTGTAAGTGAATTATTATCTCCTGACATTGTCACCTTAACACCTTCGCCAGTTGCTGATTGACCTGTAGATTTTAAAGTTGATTGACCAGATGTTGGAGTGACAGTTGTGATTGGTACAGCAGTTGAAAAATGATTACTGTTCATGTCTAGCCAACC